TGTTCAGGTGTCTGTATCAAATATCTTTCTTCTGCAAACTTTTTTGCAAAGTATGTGTCAAGGTCAACCCATTTTCTGGCAACCTTTGGTGCGGCGTTATGGTAATTAACTATGTAGTCAGATTGAGCTCTTGTTGGGTAAAACTTTTTTGAGTTTTTTTTTTTCTGTTTTAAAAAAATTATATAGTTATTTGCGCCGCTATATGACTCGAGAATTTCGAGAGCCTGATGCTCAACTAAGGAAGATTCGTTTTCCAAATTTAGTCTTTTAATAAAAATAACAATAAAATAAATATTTATCAATAAAATAACTAAATGAGAAGTAATGTTCCAATAACAAGGTTAGGTAAATTCTTTGGAGATAGAGATTTTGAATTAGAAGTTGAGATGGGTCAGGAATGGCTTATTGGTGACATGAACTATACTTGCGTTCTGTATAAAATTGATAGAAACAAAATTAAAACTGACGATGTTTATGGTGAAGTTACTGAGGACGGAGTTAAATTTTTACCACCTATAGAGTTTAACGCTCAAATAACGGTTGCTGCGCCTGAAAACAAATTTATTGGCACTACAAGAATGGATCAGTTTGAGCCAGGTAATATTACAATTTCAGTTTATTTAAAAACTTTAGAAAACTTAAACATTGATGTTGATTTTGGTGACTACATTGGATACTATGACAGTGAAAATTTTGTTCGTTATTATACTGTTATTAACGATGGTCGTGTAATATCTGACACAAAACACACATATAAAGGATTTAAACCTTTTTATAGAACAATAATCGCGGCTCCTGTTGGACCAAATGAATTTAGAGGATTATAATGGCATTACCAAAAAGTCACCCAGTTAAACCAACAATACCTTTGAACTATTCCAAAATTCTTTTACCAAGAAGGGAACAGATAAAAGATATGATTACTAAGGATGGTACTTATCTACCTAAGTCCCTTCTTCATGCTGATTTGGATAAAGGGTTTTTAGAATTTGTTAAAGAAAAATTCAATATAGTTTCAGAAGGAAAAAAAATACCTGTGGTTGATATTATAATAACCACTCAGAATTGGTCACAATTTGTTGAGACATGGGACTTTCAAAATATAGACAAGAATATAGAACCACCTTTTTTAACAATAATTAGGAATCCTGAAGTAAAGTACGGTAACAATCCGGCAGTTATGTATAACATACCTAACAGAAGGATGTATTATTACATGGAAGTACCGACTTGGGATGGCAATAGAGCGGGGGCAGACATTTACAAAATTCCACAACCAGTCCCTGCAGACTTCAAATATACAGTTGCAATTGTTTGTAATAGAATGAGAGAAGTTAATACTTTAAACCAAAGGGTTCTTGAAACATTTGCATCAAGACAGGCATACCAAGTAATTAATGGTCACTATATCCCAATTATAAATGACGGGTTTACTGACGAATCAGTTTTAGATTTAGAAAAAAGAAAATATTACATACAAAAATATGATTTTACAATGATGGGATTTTTAATTGATTCAGATCAATTTGAGGTATCACCAGCGTTATCAAGGACATTCCAAGTATTTGAGGTTGACCAAAGAACATCAAAAAGAAAACAAAAAAGACAAGAACCCGTTAATCCTGAAAAAATTTATTTTGACTATCCGAATAGTGCAACAACTAAAGAAATTCATTTTGATTATACATGTAACTTATATTTTGAGGATAGTAGAAATATTGGGTCATATTCGGTTTACATAAATAACCAATACTATGGAGATGATGTAACATTAATCCAAGTTAATAGTGATGATTTGATAAGAATTGTTATTATAATAGGACAAGTTAGTGAAGACCCACAATTAGTATTTACTCAAAAACTAATTTAGTTTTCTCCATAGATATCTTTCTTTTCAGTACATTTTTCTAAAATTAAAGACTCTAAAAATCGATACATTTTAATCCCTCTTTTATCACAATATTTTTTAAGGACCGCATGAACTTCAGGGTCTATTTTTAAATTTTTTATCATCTTGTTATCTTTAGGCATAGGGGCAGAAAAAAGGCAGAATAAAATCTCACCAAAATGTAAATAGTTTTAGTAATATAAAGTTTTTGATGTTTTACCAAGTATTTATAAAAAAAAATAAATAACTAAAAAAAGAAATACTTGATATGGCAACTAATAGTAAAGTTTTTGTTTCTCCTGGTGTTTATACCTCAGAGGTTGATTTAAGTTTTGTAGCTCAAAGTGTTGGAGTTACTACTTTGGGAATTGTAGGCGAAACACTAATAGGACCGGCTTTTGAACCAATATTCATCACAAGTTTTGATGAGTATCAAACTGTGTTCGGTGGAACATCACCAGAAAAATATATAAACACACAAATTCCAAAATATGAAGCGTCTTATATTGCTAAGGCGTACTTACAACAATCTAACCAATTGTTTGTTACAAGAATTCTTGGATTATCGGGTTATGACGCAGGACCATCTTGGTCTGTAGCAACAGTTGCGAATGTTGATGTAAATACTGTGGGTATCTACTGTCTTAGTGGTACTCAAAGTGTTAACACTTGTGACTTTATTTGTGTAGACCCAAAAGAGATCGAATTCTTTGTTGATTTCTCAGGATGTTCAAATGATACCGCAACTATCGCATATAATAATGATTTTCCTGATGAGATACAGGCAATACTTTATAACCAATACGAACAATACAACGGAAGTACATCAACATTAGATGAACAAATTAAAGATTTAATTTTTAGCGTAATTAGTGCTGACTCACCAACTACCGCAGAAGATGAAGTAATTTCTTACTTTGGTTCTATCCCAACGGTTGATTATGACGCACTTTCAGGATATAGTGCATCAACAAATGTATTCGAAGTTCCTTCTGTTTCATTAAACGATACTGATTTGACTTCAGCACTTAACGATTCGTGGTATTACGCTTTATTTGAAAATACGGGTAATTATCAGTACTCAGGATATTCCTTCTACGCAAATGTAACTGGATTAACTCAGATTATTATTACCTCAACAACAACTAGTACCTCAACAACGACTACTACAACTAGTCCTTGTCCTACACCAATACCAACAACTACAACAACGACTACAGTACAACCTGTAAATTGTTACAACGGTACTATATATGGTAAATTATATTACTATACAGGTACATCTTATAGTGATTACGATAATGTTGTGGTAGGTACATTAAGATCAAGAGGTGTTGCAACTTACACAAACGCAACTAACCCAGTATACTCTGTAACTGGAATAACTAATGTGTCTTTAAACATGGCAGGTCAATATTCGGGAGTACTTAAAAATCCTTATTTGACCTTTGGTGTAAATGTAACAGATAAGTTTGGGACAAATTATAGTTTTGAAACATCTTTTTCTCAAAACGATCCCGAATATTGGTCAAAAGTATTTGGTATTACTAACTTCCAAAAACCAAGAATAGAAGTTCCTGTTTTTGCTGAGGAGAACTTCCAATCGTGGTTGAACTATTCATGGAAAAAAGGTTATATCAGAGGATTAAACCCTGACTTAATTTCATTAGACTCTGCACAATCAGGGGATTTTGATTCAATTGGTTGGTATTTAGATAGATGGCAAACACCAAACTCTCCTTTTGTTGTGTCAGAATTAAGAGGTAATAAAGTATATGATTTATTTAGATTCTATACAATTTCTGATGGTGATGCGGCAAATACATTACTAAAGATTTCAATTATTAACCAATCTTGGTCAAATCTAACATTTGATATTTTAATTAGAGATTATTTCGATACAGATGCAAATCCTGTAGTACTTGAGAAGTTTACTAACTGTACAATGGATCCAGGACAAAATAGTTTTGTTGGAAATAAAGTTGGTACATTAGATGGTGAATACATGTTGAATTCAAAATATGTAATGGTTGAAATGTCTGAAGATGCGCCAATAGACGCTCTTCCTTGTGGATTTAACGGATTTAACTTCCGTCTTTATTCAGGAGCACAATCACCATTCCCAATTATTAAAGGTAAATATGATTTCCCTGGTGAAACTGTATGGAACCCACCTTTTGCACTTTCTTCAGGAGCGGTTAATTCAACATTAAGTCAAGGTGATAATGTAAGAAGAACTTATTTAGGTATATCTAACAGTTACGGATGGGATCCTGCATACTTCGAATATGTTGGTAAGACGGAACCAAATAGTACTTGTGATATTGATTCAGTTCCGTGGAACTATATATCAGCAGGTTTCCACATGGATGCAAATGCAAGTGCATTAACAATAAACGATTTATATTCAACATCTGGAGATACAAGATTTATTTGTGGTAATTCACCATTCATTACAGAACCAGAATTACCAACAAATGTGTACTTTAGGTTGTTTGCTCGTAAATTCACATTCTTAGTACAAGGTGGGTTTGACGGATGGGATATCTATAGAGAATGGAGAACCAATGAAGACAGATTCCAAATTGGTAGATCAGGATTCCTTAACGGAGCTTGTCCAACATCAAGGTATCCAAATGCAGTTGGTTGGGGAGCGTTCAAAGAGATTTCTATTGGTGATGGTACCATGGACTTTGGAAACACAGACTACTACGCATACTTATTAGGTCAACAAACATTTGCAAATCCTGAAGCAACAAACATTAATGTATTTGTAAGTCCAGGTATTGATTATGTTAATAATAGTAATCTTGTTGAAGACGCAATTACTATGATAGAGTTCAATAGGGCTGACTCACTTTATGTTTGTACAACCCCTGATGTTGATTTGTTTAGTCCTACATTAACAGGTGGTCAAGATATATTTATATATCCAACTGAAACGGTTGATAACTTATTTAACACAGGAATTGACTCTAACTATACGGCAACTTACTACCCTTGGGTATTAACAAGAGATAGTGTAAACAATACTCAAATCTATATCCCACCAACAGCTGAGGTAACAAGAAATTTAGCGTTAACAGATAACATCGCATTCCCTTGGTTCGCAGCGGCGGGTTACACTCGTGGTATTGTTAACTGTATTAAAGCTCGTAAGAAGTTAACTCAAGAAGATAGAGACATTCTTTACAACGGTAGAGTTAACCCAATCGCAACCTTCTCTGATGTTGGTACTGTAATTTGGGGTAACAAAACTCTACAAGTAAGGGAATCGGCTCTTGATAGAATCAATGTGAGAAGATTGTTATTACAAGCTCGTAAATTGATTTCAGCCGTATCTGTAAGGTTATTGTTTGAACAAAACGACGCACAAGTAAGACAAGACTTCTTAAACGCTGTTAACCCAATATTAGACTCAATAAGAAGAGACCGTGGTTTGTATGACTTCCGAGTAACAGTTTCATCAAATCCTGAGGATTTAGATAGAAACCAAATGACAGGTAAGATCTATATTAAACCCACAAGATCTCTTGAATTTATAGACATAACATTCTACATCACTCCAACAGGAGCATCGTTTGAGAATATTTAATGTGGTAAATAAAAAAGAAGAGGGGGATCGAAAGTTCCCCTTTTTTTATTTATATGATATTTATTAGTATGCGTTATAAAAAAGTTGTTAAAGAAATAATTTCTGAAATTATACAAGATCAGTTAACACCAACAATGAAATATTATGCTTTTGATTGGGATGATAATCTTATGTATATGCCAACTAAAATTTATTTAAAAGATAAAGACGGTAATAGTGTTGGCATGTCAACAGAAGATTTTGCCGAATATAGGTCTGAAGTTGGAAAAGAACCTTTCGAATATGAAGGACATACAATAGTTGATTTTGATGATGAACCATTTAGAAATTTTAGAGTTACAGGTGATAAACAATTTTTAAATGATGCAATGAAAGCCCCAACAGGTCCTGCGTGGGACGACTTTGTGGAGGCGGTTAATAACGGGTCTATTTTTGCAATAGTTACTGCAAGAGGTCACACACCAAGTGTTTTAAAAAATGCCACTTATAATTTAATTAAAAAAAACAAACATGGTTTAAATCAACAAGAGTTGGTTAAAAATTTAAGAAAGTATAGAGATATTACAGATGAGGAGGATATGACTGATGACGAACTTATAAAGACTTATTTAGAAATGTGTAAATGGCATCCTGTTAGTTTTGGGGAAGGTTCGGCTGCGAATCCAGAAGAACTTAAAGTAAGTGCCATGAAACAATTTATGGAATATGTTAGAACTTTATCACAAAAACTTCAAGAAAAGGCATATATTAAAAACAAAATTAGTAATTATTTTACACCATATATTGGTTTTTCAGATGATGACCTAAAGAATGTTCAATCAATGAAGAAACATTTTGATAATGAAAGTGGATTAGATATTTATCATACAGGAGGAGGAAAAAAAACTAAATTTTAACTAGTTATAGTTCTAGTTAAGATATAATTTGAAAAATAATTGAAGTAAATAGAAAAATTTTTATTTCGCAGTATTTATAATAAAAAATAAAACAAAACAAAAATTAAAAAAAATAAGATATGGCTGATTTATTAATGAAAATGCCGATCCCTTACGAACCGAAAAGGGAGAACAGGTGGATTTTGAGGTTTCCATCATCACTTGGTATTAATGAGTGGTATGTTGAGACGACATCAAGACCAAAACTTACAATTGCCGCAACTGAAATTCAGTTCTTAAATACTTCAACATATGTTGCAGGTAGATTTAACTGGGGTGAATTACCCGTTACTTTCCGTGACCCAATCGGACCTTCTGCGTCTCAAGCGGTTATGGAATGGATTCGTCTATGTGCTGAGTCAGTTACAGGTCGTATGGGTTACGCAGCAGGTTACAAAAAAAATGTTGACCTTGAGATGTTGGACCCAACAGGAGTTGTTGTTGAGAAATGGATTTTAGAAGGAACTTTCTTAACAGGATATGATGGGGGTTCCTTAACATATTCCACAGATGGTCTCGCTAAGATTACTTGCAACATGAGAATGGACCGTTGTATATTAGTTTATTGATTTTTTATCAAAAACTTACTAAAAAAAATAAAACATAACATTAAGACCTATTTACTTTACTAGTGATAGGTCTTTTTTATGTTTATAAAAAAAGAACTTTATATTATGGAACAAGACGCATATCAAGCTGGTCAAGCAGAATTTAATTTACCACACGATGTAATACAATTACCTAGTCAAGGTGTGTTTTACAAATCAAAAAAGAAATCGATAAAAGTTGGTTATTTAACCGCCGCTGACGAAAACATTATTGCAAATGTTGACTCAAGAAAGAGTATTCAAGAAAGTATTATTATTCCCCTTTTAAGAACTAAAGTTTATGAAAGAGATTTAAGACCTGAAGAAATGCTTGATGGCGATATTGAGGCAATTTTAATTTTTTTAAGAAACACTTCATTTGGTCCTGAGTATACAATTAATGCTGTAGACCCTAAAACTGACGATAGATTTAAAACAACGATTGTTTTAGACGAATTAAATTACAAAAAAACAAAGTCTGCCCCTAATGAAGATGGTTTATTTGAAACCACACTTCCTGTATCAGGAAAAAAAGTCCTATTAAAACTTCTTAGTTTAAAAGACAAACTTGATATTGAACAATTAATAAATTCTTATCCTTCAGAAAGAACCGCACCAACTATCACCTCAAGACTTAACAAACACATTGTTTCAATTGAGGGAGATTCTGACAATTTAAAAATTGCAACATTTGTTGAAACTTTACCTATTGCGGACTCTAAATATATTAGAAGATTTATTTTAGATAATGAACCAAGATTAGACCTATCAAAAGAAGTTATCGCCCCGTCAGGAGAAAGAGTAATGGTCGACATTACTTTTGGGGTGGAATTTTTTCGGCCTTTCATATCAATATAAAACAAGTTTATTAGACGAATTTTATTATTTCTCTAGAATTTTTAGAACACAATATTCTGAGTTTATGTGTATGCCAACTTATGTTAGAAGGTATTTGATTGGTAAATATGTTGAAGAAACAAAAAAAACTTAATCAAATATTTATAAATAAAAGTTAAATGGCAGGTGTAGATCCAATTTCATTAACCAAGAAGGATAAAGATGAGCTTATTGAGATGATCAATGCCCAAAAAACTGAAATCGATCAATTAAAAAAAGACAAGACCCGCGGCAAAACTGGATCGGATGAAACAGTTGATGGCACAAGTAGTATTGGAAATGCTTTTGATCCATTAAAATTGGCGAATGTTAGTGGTCTGCTAGAGTCTATGAAAGAATCTATACTTGGGGTTGCAAATATTAAAGATTTCAGTACATTTAAAGAATTAGACGAACTAAGTAATACAATACAACAAAATTTTGGTTTAGCAAAAGGAAGAGTTAGTGAATTTAAAACTGCAATTGCCGACGCAGCTCCTGAGTTGGCAAAAATGGGGTATACTCAACAGGAATCCGCCGATTTAATTGCCGACTCAATGGACGGGTTAAAAAGCTCAGCTCTGTTAAGTACCCAAACATTAATTGAAATGGGAGCGGTTTCAAAAGTCACAGGTTTAGATGTTAACGAGTTAGCTGAGGGGTTTAGAAGTGTCGGGATCTCAATGCAAAAGGTTGGTGAAGAAATGAAAGGGGTTACTGACTACGCAAGAAGTGTTGGAATGTCAGTTAAAACAATTTCAAAAGGAGTTGAACAAAATATTGAAAAAATCAATTTGTATAATTTTGACAATGGTGTTCAAGGTTTAGCTAAGATGGCGGCTACTTCAGAAAGATTCGGGCTTTCAATGACTAATACATTCAGAATTGCCGAAGAGTTATTTTCACCTGAAAACGCAATTAATATGGCGGCAGGACTCCAAAGGCTGGGAGTTGCGTCAAGTGCATTATTAGACCCACTAAGAGCTATGGATTTAGCCCAAAACGACCCTGAAGCGTTACAAAAAGAAATTGTTAACTTAAGTAAGGAATTTACAACATTCAATGAGAAAACAGGTAAAATGGAAATTCTACCTGGAGCTCAAAGAAGACTAAGAGAGGTTGCTAAAGAGTTGAACATAGACGCTTCTGAGTTTGCAAAAATGTCAATTCAGGCAGGAGACTTTGATAGAAAGTTAAAACAAATTAGAATGCCTTCATTGGCGGAAGGTGATGATGCAACCAAAGAATTAATAGCTTCTATGGCTCAACTTGATTCTAGTGGTGTTGCAACAATCCAAGTCAAGGATATGGAGACGGGTAATTTAATAGAGAAAAATGTTGAAGAATTAACGCCTGAAGATATTGAGAATTTAAAAAAGGCTAATGATGAATCTTCCATGAAGATAGAAGAGATTGCAGTTAAACAATTAGATGAAACAAAACAAACTAATAGTATTCTTACAAGTTCTGAATACGCTGGAAAATTCGCAAGGGCAACATCACCAACAATGGAAAAACTAACAAATTTTGTCTCCAATAGTTATAAGGATGTTGCAAGTAAATTTAGAGATGAGATTGGAACAACCCAAGGTTTAAGAAATAAGTTTGAAAGAGTTGCGGGACCTACAGAAGATTTATTTGTTGCTATGGCAGAACGTAAAGAGGAAAATGTAATAAAGGCAATGGCAGAGTTTACTAAGGGGGCGTCTGACATAAAAGATAGTTTTTTAAGTGCATCTGAAAGTTTTGTTGCTAATGTAATTAACAGTAGAAAAGAAGATTTGAAAAAAACTTATAGTAGCGATTATAAACCGGTTAATGAAACAAAAACTTTTAATGTTAATTGGAATATTACTGGTGATCCTAATGTAACTAAAAATATAAATCAAGAAACATTTGATAAAATGTTAAACACATCAACAACCGACCCAAACATTAATGTAATGGTTAGCTCAAATTTAGACGGAGGTTCTGCTCCATCGGCAGCAACAGGTTCTAAAAATAAGTAGGTCTACACTAAACAAAAAAAACACATAATATCTATTTATAGAATAAAGTAGTATGGCCGAAAGTTTTTTATCGTTTGGTAATTCAGAAACATTCCGAAAACAGTTATTGGTAAGAAATTTATCACCATACAATGTGCCAGGAAGTTACAACTCACCTGGTAACCCAATTAATTATGAAACTAATCTAACCGTTAGTAATGTTACGGACTCACCAAACAACTATGTCTCAACAAATTTATTTGCGTCTGATTTATATCCTTTAAATGAATTTGGACCCGAAGGCGGATTTGGAGTCCCTATTGGTGTAAATTTAACACCTGTTTTAGAACCAAACCAAGGACCTTATTATCCTTTGACTTCTGGTCAAATGGAGGGACTACCATTAATCAACGAATTTTATATTGAGTCTGCATATGTAACAAACAAATGGGGACCTTCAGGTGGTTATAAAGATTTAGTTATAATTACCGATACTTTCCTAACAAACCCAATATATCAACCTTTTTGGAATCCAGGGTATTATAACTATTCATCATATTCGTTATATAATGTTATTTTCCAAGACGACCCAATTGGTTCAAACGGGTCTTTATCTTCGGATAGTTACTTAGCAAAGATAGGAGCAACCCAACTTAAGTTTGCATTTGAAGAAAGGGTTGCACAAGAAATTAATCAGGCAACACTTGGTGTAATTAATTTAGACACCATAACGGATCCATTTACCGCTAGCTTATTAGCCACAGGACAACAACCATTCTTTATAAGAGATTGGAGGATTACGGTACCTGAAAATCCATTAGCAAATGCCGTTAATTTAATAAACAGAATTACAGGTACATACTTTCCTGTATCATTTATACCGGGTGATTACTTTAATGAGAATTCGCCTTATGTAAATCCACAACAACAAAATGGTGCTTTAAATACCATTAATAATTTAACGGGTGGTTTATTATCTCCAATATTAAATAAAACTAGAAATCCATCAGAAATTTTTGTTGCAAATTCAGGTAATGGTACAAGATCAACATTATTTGCTGCGTTAAATTATAACCTATATCGGCCGTCTTATAACATTGGGTTAATACAAGGTCTTTCGGCATTGGCAAACGCCTTTGTTGGGCAAGATAGTCCTGAGACTGGAACATATTATGTTGGTAGTCCAAATTCAGAACCAAGTTTAATTGATTCGCCAGCAAACCAAGTACCCGTTAATCAGTTTGGAGAACAACAAGCAACAATTGTTTATGGACCACAAGAACTTGGAATATTATATGAAGGCAATGAAAGTCAATTAAAATTTGGTCTTAAAGGTAAATCATATACTGACGGTGGTGGTATTACAGGGCAATTAGTTTGGACTTCACCAAAATACAAAGGTAACGCAGGTTTTAGAGCAACACAAGGTGGTGGGGCGGGAAGTCTTGATGACGACTTTAATCAAATATCTGCGGATTACTTACAATACCAATCTGTTGACATCCCATTCAAACCTGGATCAATTTTATATAACACACAAAGATTAATTGAATCCGCAGATCAATTACAAGGTCAGGCTAGATTAAAACATGTTGGAACCGCAATTAATCAGGTCTCAAAAGTATTCAATGATGGGTACAAAGAATTAACAAAAGGATCACAAGTTTTATCATATGTTAATCAGGCGGATGGAACACAAGCAGGATTAGAATACTGTAGAGTTTTCCAAAAAGACACCCCTTATTATACTTACGCTGACTTACAAAAATCTGACGGTATTACCAAAACAGGTCGTCAGTTTGATTATTCAGTGTTAGATAACACTTATAACTTGAACATTGCTCCTTTAAGAAACCCTGGATCAACAAATATAGTTGACAATAAAGTAAAAAAATATATGTTCTCCCTTGAGAACTTAGCTTGGAGAACTTCAGATAGACCTGGATTTACTTACGATGAATTACCAACATGTGAGAAAGGGCCTAATGGAGGAAGAATTATGTGGTTCCCACCTTATAACTTAACATTCTCTGATGATTCACGACCTGAATTTAACCCAACAACATTCTTAGGTAGACCTGAACCAATATATACCTACAAAAACACCGCTAGAAGTGGACAATTAAGTTGGACAATTATTGTTGATAATCCAGCCATGATGAATACAATCATTGAAAAACAAATGAAGGGAGCTAATAAAGATAGAGTACAAAGTATTATTGATTCGTTTTTTGCAGGTTGTATGAAGTATGATTTATATGAATTGGCGGCAAAGTTTAACACAATACCCTCTAAAGATTTATATACTTACCAACAAATTTTAAATAACCCACGATTAACTTCCGAAGAACAAATACAAGTTTTACAAAGTATTCCTGTCAATAATGAAGGCGGTAATGTAGGTAAGGTTTCAAACGCCGACGATATCCCAAATTCTACCGCAAATGGAAATCAAGAAGCCCAAAACCCACAATTTGAAACTGTTGATTTGACATCAAAATATGAGGGATATGGTTTTTATTTCCATAATGACATTCCAAAATCAAAGCTAACAACTGGTCCATATAATGATTATTATAATGCATACTTGGGTTTACAAAATGGTGTTTACACAACACAAGCACCACAAAAAGTTATATCAGGTACTGATGTATTTTTAGGATCAGGAGTTCAAAATTTCTTTAATGAAGTTGTTATTGGTAATTTTAATTTTATTTCAACAGAATTATTAAAACAGATAGAAGAGATTTTGGTAAATCAAAATGGTAAAATTGATATTGAAATGATAGGTTCGGCCTCAGCAGTTGCGGCAGTGTCGTATAATCAATCCCTCTCTGAAAGAAGAAATAATTCAGTACTCCAATGGTTTTTACAACAACCACTTTCAGGAGGTACAACAATTAAAAAATATTATGACGATAAAAAGTTTAATCTTGTATTAAACCCTAATGGTGAAGAAATTGTAATTGCTAAAACAAGAGCAGAGGCGGCAGCTACGGAAACACCTACCGATGTAAGTGTTAATAATGCTCAAGGAGGAAATATTTTAACTTCGAGTGTTGATTGTAGAAATAATGTTAAAGATGCATTTTATAATCCACCTAAAGTGACCTCACAGGCCGAATGGTATAGTGTTCCTGCAATGGCATGTAGAAGGGTTGCCATAAATAAAATTGTTGCAACAGTACAAAAGAAACCTGAAGTACCCGTTATTCCACCACCTGTGGTAATTGAAACAACTAGTAACAACCCACAAAATATTCTAACAGGGATTACTCAAAGTATCAAACCCGAACCTAAAATTACTATTGAACAAAAATTAAAAGAAGGAATTTCTAAAAAAATATTAAGAAATTTATTTACGGAATGTGATTATTTTGAGGTTATTAAAGAAACCAATCCGATGATCTACGACACCATTAAAGATAGAGTTAAATTCTTTAGCCCATCATTCCACTCAATGACACCTGAAGGTTTAAATGCTAGATTAACATTTTTACATCAGTGTACAAGACCTGGACAAACAATTCCTATTATTGGACCTGACGGTAGACCAAAATATAACGACGCATTAAATACTTCATTTGGGGCACCACCGGTTTTAGTGTTAAGAATTGGTGACTTTTTCAATACTAAAATCATACCAACACAACTTGGTCTTACATTTGAAGGATTAGATTTAAACCCTGAAGGTATTGGAATACAACCAATGTTAGCAAAAGTAACATTGGGATTTAATATTATTGGAGGTATGGGACTTAAAGAACCTGTACAACAATTACAAAACGCACTTTCATTTAATTTTTATGCGAATACAGAAATTTATGACGAAAGAGCGACCGCAACTGAAGACACAAGTAAGTTAGACAAATATGTTGTAAATAAAATAACAGGAGGAGTTCCACCTGTTAGTCAGCAACAAGTCAATCAAATTAATAGTGTACAACCACAAAAAGGTGGAGATACAGTTGGTACAGTGGTCGATGGGACTACTATGGACTACGCAGGGATATATACAGAGTTAGAAGGAAAATTACAAGAGTATTTTAAAGCCTATAGCGATATGTTGAGTAAAACAACATTGGATTATTCATATGGAGCAACTTTAATTGCTATGAAAAATAACAACTATACTAAAGGTGAACTTTGTGGATACATAAATGAAGCGGTTGATACCGTTATTTACGGTAAGTCTAATGAGTATCAAAATTTTGTTGATGATTTATATGGTGAGGTAGTAAAAGACATTAATCAAGGAGATAACCCAATTTTATTTGCGGCAATAAATAGATCGGGCGGTATAACCGGAAAACAAAAAAGAGAATTAGAAGAAAAATTAAAAATACAAGTCTCTACAGGTAAAGGGGAGATATTAAACTCAATAACTAACAACACGACTAACATAGTTTCTGTAGAAAATGAATTGAACTATATTTTTAGACGGTTAGATGTGGTATCATCAAAATTAGATGGAAGGTTACAAGGGACAAACGAACCATTATTATATGACTTAAGTGGTGATACATTCTTCAGTGTAAACGAAAATAGCGGATCTATTATAGATGTACTCACATTTAAAGTGAAAAATATTATTGAAAGTTTTAATGGTTTAATTTATGCTCGAGGATTTACAGGTGATTACTTTAAGAAAAGTAACTCTACTATTGATAGTGGAAGTGGTTGTTCGTCTGTTGTTGTTGGGTTAAACCAATCTTTCTTTGTTGATTGTCCTACTAATAGATATTATAGTCTTATGTCGCCATTCTTCTTAACTGAAAATAAATACCAAACAATGGTTAATGAGTTGACAAGCGGTAATGAAGTTAAAGGTGATACTAATTTGGTTGATCTTATTAAAAGTACATGTGAAAATTTAAAAAACACACAATTCGCACCTTTTAAAACTTATTGGGAGGGAGAATTGAAAAAGTTAGTTGACGACCCAATTTATATACAAGCCTCAACTTGGAAGATACCAGATAACACAGTAAAAACTTGTGGTTACAAAACTCCGGCTGAAGGCAACTTAAACACAAAAACTAAAAGAATTAAAGACTTATATTCAAAAAATAACTTGAATGAACAAAAATCAACATTCAACGGGAAAGTAACATTTAATTAATTATGGCATATCAATATTGGAATAGGTATTCGGATTTTTTGCTCAATGGTGAACAAACTGTTGTACCGTATGTGCAATTACCCTCAAAATCATCTGATAAAAATTACATCTATATTGTTGGACAATCTAGATTGGATAAAGTATCGCAACTTTATTATAACACACCATACTTTGGGTGGTTAATACAAGCGGCAAACCCCCAATATTCAGGAGATGAATACTCAATCCCTGATGGAGCAGTTTTAACAATTCCATTTCCTTTGGTTGCTTCACTACAAGACTATAAAAATACATACGAAAACTATTTCTTCTATTATGGTAGGTGATCAAGAAAATATTTTAGTTGAACTTGATTATGATAACATTAGTTTAATTGACCCAAATAAAACTGTTGATGAACTTGGTAATGTTAGCGATAGATTGGTTAAACAAGAAAACTTAGTTTATTATGCTAATTTAGAATGCAATGTTTTACCAAGAACAAAGTTAGCGGTTGGTACCGCAATGAACGACTCATCAAGAACTATATCAGTTAGTAAAATTAATTTTTTAAATCCCGGAAATAAAACATTCATGGATACCAATTGGGCGGATGAAGTAACGGGCAAGGATACTCTTTCAGGTCAGGGTGTAAATCAACCAAAACAAAACTCGGTAAAAAACCCAAATAAATCTGACGATTATTATATGACACAAAACCTTTGGTCTAATGGTACTCCAGGTGCGGTAGACAATGGTTTGTTAGGTATGAAAGCCATTAGGGTATCAATTGGTACAGATTTTTTACCTGTAATTGATGTTGATTTAGAGGATGTTAAAGGTAGAGCGTTATTTGAAGGTGGAAACAACTCACCATATGCTGCGTTTTTCCAATTACCATACCCACAATTCACATTAACCTTAAAAGGATACTATGGGAAAGCAATTAAGTTTCCTATAATGTTACAGTCTTTTACATCAACATTTGACCCATCAACGCACAACTTTCAAATTAAATTAAAGTTTTATGGGTACAAATATACTTTGTTGTCTTATGTAAATTTTGGAGCTTTAATGGCGGTTCCTCAAATGTATAAAAGTACAATTACCACAACACCTGTAGTTAAACAACAAGGTAATACCACATCTGGTTCTGACTCTGTTACCGCACCACAAACTGTGAGTAGAGGATATCAAAAAATGAAAGAGATTTATTCTGATTATAAATCTAAAGGACTTATTCCTGATAACTTTCCTGAGATAACATTACTACAATTAAAATATAGATTACAAAACTTTATAACAGATGTTTTAGCTCAATTTGAAAAGGAAAACATGGGTCTTCTTACAGACATGACGCTCTTTACAAACAATCTTTTAACCTACCAACAAATTATATTCCTATATGGGAATGGATCATGGTTTTCAACTAACATGGATAGAGAAAATCCTATTGTGTTAAAAACAAAAGAAAATACATTTGTTTTTAAGGAAGTATTAGACTTAGAAAAAAGAGGTATTGCGGTCGCAAAACTTGAAGGAGACATACAACAATATAATGACATCTTAGGTCAAAATAGTATTTTTGGGATTAATGGTAGTTACACAATTGGTGGTATAAAAACTAAGTCAGACATACCATCAAATGTTTCGGTAGGAAAACTAAAAAAACAAGTTGATATAAATCAAATTGATTTGGTTACAACCTATGTTTCACAAAAAAATGCACCTAAAGGAGATTATAAAGAAAGTGATGCTGTTATTATTAACTTTAAACAAACTTTAGAGGGAATTTTAAAGAAAAATAATAACACCGTTTGGTTTTTTGAGGGTTCAAATTCGTTTATGTCAATAACAGATTCTATGGCAAAAAAGGTATCTGAATTTAGAAAAAAAATTGAATATGAAATAAGTGCCTCTTTAGCTACAAAATTTAACGCACAAGGTAATGGTGGTTTGGGATTCGTACCATCAATTAGAAATATACTTGCAGTCTTTTATTGTCAAGGAGAAGCGTTTCTTAGATTGTTAGATGAGGTTCATAAAAAAGCTTGGGACCAAAGAGAAAATCAATTTAGAAGAGCGGCAATATTTGGTAATATTTCCGCAGCACCTAGCGTTGATGTAAAAACATCATCACAAAACAACGAACCAATTTATCCATGGCCACAAGTAATTAAAGAAAGTATTGGTGAGGATAATAAAGAAAAATTTGAAGTTATTTATCCTGGTGATCAAACCGTAGCAAGTACTTATAGGGCGTATAGCCCTGAAGTTTGGCCTGAAGTTGAATTTGTTGAACAATTTATTAAAGGGTATACGGAAAGGTTGGCCGATAAGGATATTGATTTCCAAGTATTCGATAGTAACACCCAACCATTAAGAGAATCTTTAAATTCGATTGATTTCCCCATCTCAAATGAGGTCTTTCAAAATAAAGAAGAATCTAAATACTTTTATGAGATTTACGAAAGACTTATTGTTAATTCTTATTATAGTAGATTCAATAGAAAGAGTGGATATAATTTAAGTATATATGAAGTTGAGTCTGATAGTGAAGCGGTAAATATCCTACAAAGTTTAGGCAATGACAATCCATTCTTATCTAAAAAATTAAAAGAATATCTTTTAGATTCAAACAACTATGTCCCATTTTTAATGCATATATCAAATCAAGGTCAAGGTGAGAGTTGGCAAACATTCTCTAGAGGTGAATTTGTAACCCCATACCTAAAAAATGATGCGGCTAACCCAAATGTTATTTACAATGGGTCTATTTTTTCATCTCTTAAATCTCAACCATCCGTATCGTTATCAAACACTAATAATATTACAAACATAAATAAGTACTTAAGTAATTCATCAGTATCTAACGAATTTGATTTTGTGGATACATACCCATTTACAAATTTTTCTTGGGTTAAAACAAATATGGCTAATGGGAAAAGTTTAAATAATGTTACAGATGTAATAGACACTAAATTAGTTATAGGTTATAATGAAGTCCATAAAACCGTAACAAACTTTACGCTCTCAGATACTAATAACGACAAAAGACCATTTACACATTTTAATTTTATAAATTTAAATGTCACAATCGACACATCAAACCTTAAGACTTTTTATGAAACAAGAGGGTTTGCAAGTCAGTTGATTACTGAAGGTAATTTAAATTATGAAAACTATACCAACTACTTAACAGATTCTCAAACGACATCAATGTTGAATACCCCATATTTTATTAATGCAATACAACAGGGGGTATTTAATTTCAGATACAAACAAAATGATTTATATCCTTACAAAAATGCTGCTTATCTTTTCTTAAACAGTTTGCCTTTAGCGACTTTAAAAGAAAAATATAAGACATACTCGAATGAAACTGAAACTGATTTAGATTACATTGTTGCAACACTAAAAAAGTTTGGGGCTGTACATAAGTTACCATATGCATGGATATTAAAATACGGATCAATTTGGCACCGATATAAAATTTATAGAGATACAGGAGTCGACATATTAGATGATGTGTGGAAAGACTTTAATTATTTAGAAAATTGGGATCCTGCGACTTCCGCCGCAACATATAACTATAATCTTGTTGTTGATGGGACACAAAAAAATTTAGTTTTGGATACCACAACAGGATCTCCATCATTTACGGATATTAATACAGGATTCTACCCACAATTGATGGATGACTTTAATGTGTTTATACAAGGTCTTAAATTGTTTAGTGGTCAAACACAAGTTTCGGGAACATGTATTGTACAAACAATTACGGGAGCAAGTAATGTTATACAAGTTACGGGAACATGTTCCACAAATGGTACTGGTATTACAATTAATAGTATATCAAATAACTTTATTACTTTACCACATACAATTTTTATTCCTTCACTAAATGCTAATATACAATTAGTGACACAAGTAACTGGTACAACAGGAGGTATTGGATACTATACCACACCATTAAACTTTAGCGCCGCATTTACAACCTTACCGTTTGTGTTGGGGTCATATGGTTACTTAACAAATACAACACCATACCCAATACAACCAGGACAAATTATTGGTGGTAGCCCATCTACATCTGCGGTTACAGTTTTAAATATATACAGTGCAACTACAGGAGTCACTCAAATTTATGAACTAACAAGCACATCGGCAGAAACATATAATTATACTGTGTTGAATCCACCAATACAAGTGATTGCAATTTCAAATAATGTGGTTACAAATGGATCAATATTAAACGGACAGAACCTTAATGGTAATGTTGTTATTACATCACAAGTTTCAGGTTCAACAGGAGGAATAGGATTATACCAAACCTCAACAATACAAACGGCAAACACATCAAACTTTGTTGTTCAAAATGCTTATGTTCAGGGAATTGGGTCACAACAAATACAAAATTATCTTAACGACAATAAGTTAATGATGTTTAACACACAAAACTCAACAATTTTTGAAACATCAGGATTTGACCCAAATAGTAATCAAAGATCTATGAGAGTTAGTCCTTGGTCTGTTGTTGTTAGAAGTACATTACTTCCTGATTCATATTATGTTTTGCCTTCATTTGGTTCTAATATTAATCAAGCAAAAGTTGAAGCGTTTAAGAATCAAAAAATGAAAGTTGAGTTATCTAATAATCCAGCAATGTTTAATGGTAGTGTTAGGTTATTTTGGAACGCACCACAATACGGATGGTTTGATAATTCAAAAATTGTAAAAAATAGTCCCGATACCTACCTTAAAAAAATATTGTTTAACCAATCTAGCCAACAAAACTTTTCATTATATGGTGATATAACACAATACAGTAACTTTGAAGAGTTGTTCACAACATTTGAACTTGAATTAATGGATAAGTTTGAGTCGGAATTTTTAAACTTCAGCAGATCTGTTTACGATTATAACGACACATTACCCAACTATCTTGTACAAGAGGAAAGTTTTCCTGGATCAAAACGATTGCTTAATGGCGTAAGTGAAGAAGAAAAAAGTTATAAAAATTTTCAATACTTAATGAGGTCTTTATTAATAATAAATAAACCAACAGGAACCTCACCAGAAACAAAATTAGAAAATGTAATTACACAACAAAACCAAAGATTCCAATTTGTATTGGGAGAATTTGTTAATTACAATGTCGCATTTAAATTTGGAAATCCAAGTAATTTTAATAAAAGATTATACTATACATTTTCAACAAGATATATTGAGGAACCAATTATTTATGGTCCATACGAACAAGGAAATTTACCACCACAAGTAAGTTTATCACAATCTAAACAACAAAATCCAAAAACTTGGTTGGCTTTAGAAAAATATGTTGGGACATCAACAATACCTCAGTTAGAATATAAAAATAGTGGTTCTTATATCACGGACTTTTTTATTAATATGAATGTTGCGTTTAATGAAAAAAATGTTCAAGATTTTTCACCAATCATTAAAATATTTGCAACTCAAAAATTATTAAACAGTAACTTAAATGTTACAAGTTTTTATAACTTGATGGACAATTATTTAATAGATTCTGAAACTTATATTGGAACAGTTTTAAACACTATGTTACCTGTAGTAAGAAATGGTTTACCTAATGTTTTCATAAATAATGATGATAGCGCTAATAGAGCTGGATTGGAGGCAGGCTTTACAGAACAAACAAGAACGGAACTTTGGGAAACATTTAAAGCGTTAAATGACACATGGATTGCAGGATTTGATTTTCAAAATAAAACACTTTTTGAAGATGTTATGTTGGTTGATAGAGCTAGTAGAAATGTTGGAGATAAAATATTAGTGGACATTTTTGGTATTATTAATTTATTAGAAGATGGTGCAACAGAAAAACACTCAGGGTCAAACTCATATAAGAACACATTACTTGACATGGTTACAACTATTTTAGTACAGAATAACTTCCAACACTTTATGTTACCGTCTTATGTTAATTTTTATAATGTGCAAGACGCACAAAAAAACGCAACACCTAGACCTGATGGAACACTCGAAGTTGGTAATATGATGTTTGGTACTTATTTAAATGTGGATTATAGACAAAGTTCTCCTAAATTCCTTTGTTATTATGTAAACAAACCAAGTGAACATCTTAACTTGAATGACAATATTGATTATAGATTTAGAGATGATGCTTTTGATTTAAGAAGGGCAAGCGACAATCCATTAGTTGAAAACTTGGCAAATAAAAATGATTGGGATAAATCTAATAAGATTGTAGGTTTTAATGTTGATATCACACGAGAGAATCAACAAATATTTACATCGTTCAGTGTTGCTCAGGATCCTGGTAAACCAACATCAGAATCATTGGAAGTTTTAAACCAAATGGCTAACTTAGGTAAAAACAGAAGATCAACAACTCAAAATGTTTCCTTGTATAACTTATACAAAAATAGAAGTTACTCATGTTCTGTTGATATGATGGGGTGTGCGTTAATCCAACCAATGATGTATTTTAATATTAGAAATATACCAATGTTTTCAGGACCATATATGATCACTAAAGTTACTCATGATGTTTCTGAAAACGGATTCAAAACACAATTTGAAGGAATTAGACAACCATTCTATAGTTTACCAACAGTTGACAATTTTTTACAGACATTAAATGAAAAATTAGTTTCTCAATTACAAACTAAAGTTAGAGAAAATGAAGAATTAAACAAAGCTAAATCAGAGAATGTACAAATACAAGCGTCTAATACTATTGCTAATTTAAGTAGTGAAGATACATTAACAAAAAATCAAGATTGTGCGGCACAAATAAAGTCAAGATATCAAGGATTTGTTGCAACCGATGAACCAACACCGACTTCGTTTTCTACAAAAGATTTATATAATACAATTGTACAAGTTCTTTTAGATAATAAATATTCTCAAACCGGAAGTACTTTTGGTGATTTAGTATCTTTAATGTTCACATTTGTATTTGTCGATTCAGGAACTGGTAATGGGTCAGAAATAAAAGCATATGAGAATAATTTTAGCACTATTGATCTAACTCAAGTTTATGCTGATAAATTTTTTGAGTATATAAACAGAAGATACTATTGTGTTTCTAGAGGGTCTAACCCTAACCTTCCGGTGGTTTCGTTCAGAAGTTTATATGATTTTCTAAACTTTGTTCATTATTCAGTAAGAAATTTACCAACAAATATTAAAGCGGAATTACAAAACTTTGGGGATAATGAATTACCTTTTATATATGCAAAACTTTATGTTTTGTATTATCCTGTAAACCAAAACTCTAATGTTTATACTCAAATTGAAAAGGACAAAAATCAAATAGATAAATTAAGACAGGAGTTTATAAGCGCGGCAAATGTATTAACGGCAATTTTACAATAAACATGATATTTATAAATAAAAACATATATGAACACTAAATTAATATTAGATAACTACTTGGGTAAAAATACAAGAGTTTCAGAAAAAGATATGGGTGATGGTACTAAACAAGTTTGTGATTTAGACACAGGAGATTGTTATACTGTAAGAATAAAAGACGGATTGATTGAAAGAGTTGACAATACAATGAAGACATTCAAAAAAATTCAAGTAGAAACCAAAAATGGTATAAAAACTTTATTGAACGGATAAGATGAAAATTGACGAAAAAATATTAAATGAGATTGCAAGATATCAATCAATAAATAAGTATATCATGGAACAAGATGTTCCACCACCGGTTGAGGATCCAGCATTAACGGGAGCAGGAGCACCACCACCACCAACTGATGCCGCAGGAGCACCACCAGCGGCAGGAGCGACTCCACCACCCGCACCACCCGCAGGAGAACCTATTGATTTATCTAAAGATCCTGATGTTGAAGAATTACCTGGTGATGATGAAGAAGGAACAGAGGGTGAAGGTGAAACTGAAGAACTAGATATAACGGACTTAGTTGATTCACAAAAAACTATGGCAGATAAACAAGAAGAATATTTTGAAAACTTGTTTAATCAAATTAAAACAATGGAAGAAAAATTGGCCGAAATGGACAATATAGTTCAAAAAATTGATATATTGGACGCTAAAGTTGAGAGATATAGACCTAAGACACCACAAGAAAAACTTGAACTAAGAAGTTTAGATTCCGGACCATACAAACAAAACTTAGCAGACTTCTTCAAAGACAAAGAAGAAGAAATGGAAAAAACAGGTAAAAACGAATATGTTTTAACCCAAGATGAAGTTGAAAACTTTAGCCCTTCCGACATTGAAAAAACATTTAATGAACCAATGGAAGACGAAGACGATATTTTATTAAACAGATATAATTCATAAGTTTTAAGGTCGAAAATATAGACCTTAAACTTTTTTTACAATACTATTTGACTATACCTTTTTATATACCTATAATTCTACAATAAACCTTTAATTTAAATTTAACTAAAATGGCGACAAATTCATTAGACGCAGTACTTTCACAGTACGAAAAATCACAAAGTAGCTCAAACGCTACATCAAAAATGTCTTCAGAAGACCGTATGAAAAAATATTTCGCGGCAATATTGAAAGACAACGAAAAACAAGGTCAACGGACAATCCGTATTTTACCTACAACAGACGGATCTTCACCATTCAAAGAAGTATGGTTTCACGAAGTTCAAGTAGACGGTAAATGGCAAAAATTTTACGATCCAGCAAAGAATGACAATGAGCGTTCACCTTTGAATGAAGTTTATGAAGAACTTATGTCAACAGGAAAAGAATCTGACAAACAATTAGCAACACAATATAGATCTCGTAAGTTTTATATTGTAAAAGTTGTTGATCGTGATAACGAACAGGATGGCGTAAAATTTTGGAGATTTAAACACAACTACAAACAAGAAGGTATCCTTGACAAAATCATTCCTATTTGGAAGGCTAAAGGAGATATTACAGATCCTGATAATGGTCGTGATTTAATTCTTGAGTTAACAAAAGCTAAAACACCAAAAGGCGCGACTTACACGGTTATCCAAACTGTTATGTATGACGACCCAACCCCAATTTCTAAGGATACGGATCAAATGGCTGATTGGGTTGGTAATGAAATGACTTGGGAGGATGTTTATTCAAAAAAACCTGTAGAATACCTTGAGGCACTTGCAAGAGGAGAAACCCCAAGATGGGATTCTGAAAAGGGCGGATACGCTTATTCAAACAATGAAACATCTGAAGTTTCTATTGGAGGCACAAAATCAGTTTCAATTACTGAGGTTGCGGACCCACAAAAAAATGATGAAGTAGACGAAGACTTACCATTCTAATTTAATTAAAAAAACTATAACGGGAGCAGTTTATTGTTCCCGTTTTTTTATGTATATTTTATATAACAATTATTAATTATTATGGCATTGAAAAAGAAAGAATTTAGTTTAGACGCAATAAAAAGTAAGTTTTCCACCAAAACAAAATATAAACCCGAAAGTTTTTATAATTGCGGGGAAGCGTTTATGAACTCTTGTGGATTACCCGGACCTGTAATGGGGGGTGTTAACATGTTTTTAGGGCACTCAAATACTTCAAAAACAACGGCAATGATTCTTGCTGCGGCTGACGCACAAAAGAAAGGTCATTTACCTGTTCTTATTATTACTGAGAAAAAATGGTCTTGGGAACATGCAATTGAATTAGGATTGCAAGCGGAGAAAAACGAACTTGGTGAGTATGATGGTATGTTTATTTTTAACGATTCATTTGATGTGATTGAACAAGCAACTGAGTTTATTAATGAAATACTTGATTCTCAAGAAAAGGGAGATATACCTTATAATTTATTGTTTTTATGGGATAGTATTGGTAGTGTACCTTGTCAGATGACTTTTGATGGAAAAGGCGGTGGAATGCACAACGCTAAGGTACTTGCAGATAAGATTGGTATGGGGATTCATTCAAGAATCTCAAAATCTAAAAAAGAAGAATATCCTTATTATAACACTTTGGTGATTTTAAATCAGCCTTGGGTGTTACTTCCTGATAATCCATTTGGACAACCTGAAATCAAGGCTAAAGGTGGTGAAGCGGTATGGTTGGCATCATCATTAGTGTTTTTATTTGGTAATCAGAAAAAAGCGGGTATTAGTCACATTGACGCCACTAAGAATGGTAGAAAAGTGTCGTTTGCAATTAGAACAAAAATTTCTATATTAAAGAACCATGTTAATGGTCTTGGATATAAAGATGGTAAGATCATTGCAGTACCACAAGGTTATATTACAGACACAAAAGAGTCTTTGGATAACTATAAGAAAGAATATTCAGATTATTGGGAAACAAAATTAGGATATTCAGATTATTCTTTAGACGAATCTGATGATGACTCTGACGAGTAAAAAAGTATTTTCAAACAACTTAAAAAATTTAAATGATTAAAACTCTTGTTATTGACGGCAACAATCTACTAAAGATTGGGGTTTGTGGGGTCAAAGATTTTTATAATAACGGAGAACATGTTGGTGGGATTTGGCATTTCTTAAACA